AACTTGGAAATCAATGGCCCCGGTCAGGCTGTAATCAATGAGATTAGAACCTTGAAGCGCATGGCAGTTAGCATGGGTAACAAGATGGGTTCTGATTTGATGGACGTACTTGGCAACATGTCCAACTACCTCTGGCGGCGTAATGACTCCCTTGGTGGGCCAAGCATGAGCATAGGATTTCTGACAACCAGTTCCACCAAAGAGCGGATGCTGGCTTACATGAAAGACTTTTTTGAGCGTGAGATGATGAACGTGCTGAGTATGGAACTTCTGGAAGAGATGAAGACCATCGTGCGTGAGGACGGGTTCATAGGAGCGCCTGGTAGAGCCAAGGATGACCGGGTGATAGCCTCCGCACTAGCAGTCGTAGCCTTTGCAGAGCAAGTCCAGCCCCGCTTGATAGCCGCCAAGATTACCCGCGAGGTAAGCAAAGCGCAGCAAGACTACACATCAGAGCAGCTTTCTGTTGGCAGAAACGTCAGTGATTACTTAAAACGTATAGGAATGTACGGCTCATGATTGTCTTAACCAAGAAAGAACTGCTGCGGCAAATGAAGAAGTTTGCCGAGGACAAGGAAAGAGGCATCTCTATCCCCCTGTTTTGCGAGTTAGCGGGGATACACAAGGAGCATTTTCGGGATGTTTTTATCCGTCAGTGCGAACCTCTGACCGAATATATCCAGATGCGGGTCAACAAAGCCTATACGCAGTGGAAAGCAGGCAACGTGAGAGTAATGAGGCGAAGAGATTTAACCCGGTATGTGGAGTACAGGAAGACTCCAGAACCCCCCATGATGGCGGGTATGGGGCTAAAAGTTACCTCTGACGGGATAAAAATCAAGGTGGGAATGGTCAACCGCCATGATTACAGTGAAATTGACCTTAACGAAGCACTTAGAGGGTAACTATGGCTATTTTGAGAGACTATTATTGCGAATCACACGGTGTATTTGAAGCATGGGAGCCAGAATGCCCCATGAAGCACTGCAAAGCCACCATATCCATCATTCACTTGAAACCAGTGGGTACAAGGTCGGCAAAAACCGCCAAAACGGACGAAACGTTGAAAGGTTTGGCTAAAGACTTTGATATGACGGACATCAAGTCCACCAAAGAGGGTGAACACCAGTCAGGTTACCTCAAGCGCAAGAATAAGCTGACTGACAAGCAATATGCAGAGGCTACAGCCGCCAGCGAACACTTTGAGAGCCAAAAACCCAAAGAAGGACGGGCTGGTGACTCCGCAATCTGGGGAAATGGCGGTAATATCTCTATGAAATCCGTACTTGGTGGACAATTTAAGTCTGTCATGGGAGAATCTGTGGGGATTAATCCGAAAGAAGCGGGGAACTTGACAGGGCCAAAACCCGCGTCATATATTCCAGACCACGAAAACCTTTCAGTTCCTAAACCATGAAAATTCCATCAGCACCACTAGACAGGGAACTTTTCTACCTTGACCTGATACAAAAGTGTCTGGTGTCACGGGATGAACGCAAGCCTGACTATGCGGCGCTGCGGAGTTGGTATTTGTTTGGTAACGGGCCGAGTGAAACCCCGGCCCTGTACAACAAAATCTTTCCACACATTGACCAACTGACTTCCTTCCTGTACTCAGCAGAGACAACAAGGTTCAGTATTAATATTGGTGCTGCCGTCAATGAGGCAGAACACACCAAGATTCCAACACTGACCCGTGCGCTTAATGATGAGTGGCTCAACAGCAATGCTGACCAAGTTTTCTCGCAAGCAGTTTCTTGGTCACTTGCTTACAGTTCTACGTTTGTAAAAATAATCATGAACAACGGTATCCACCCCTACATGGTGGAGCCGGGTTGCATGGGTGTGTTGCGGGAAGACAGTCCGTACACTGACCGACAAGAAGCGATAGTACAAACGTACTACATCACCAAGTCAGAGTTGTATGCCCGTCTGTACTCGCATCCGCAGCGGGACAAAATTGTTAAGCGCGTCAGCGCAACGCAGCATGAGCGCACAGAAGTTTCTAACGGTGTAGAGAAAATTATTCTCTCTGCCAGCAACCCCACCATGTACGGTAACGTCAATCTGGACTTGTCTGGCATGAACAGATACAAGGCTGTGGTTGCGGAAGAAACAGTAGAGATGACAGAGTTGTGGGTGTGGAACGATGACACCAATGACTATCAGGTTGTCACCAGAGCAGAGCCAGACATCATCATTTATGACCGCCCCGGCGAGTCTGTGTTCTTGAAAGGCGAATTGCCTTTTGTCCAAATTTGTCCTAACCCGCAGTACGATTATTTCTGGGGAACATCTGAAGTTGCCCGTCTAATTTACTTGCAGCAGCTACGCACCAAGCGTATGTCTGAAATTTTGGACTTGTTGAGCAAACAAGTATCGCCGCCTACGGCCCTGATTGGCTTTACCGGCATCTTGGATGAAAAGAATTTTGCCCTCAACCGGGCTGGTGGCTTACTGGCAACTGACATGCCAAACGCCAAGGTGGAGAAACTTGCGCCTACTATCCCGCCTGACTTGTTCAAAGAGATTGGTGAGATTGATGCCATGTTTGAAGAGGCATCTGGTATCTCGTCTATCTTGCAAGGCAAGGGCGAATCCGGGGTGCGCTCCACTGGTCACGCCAGCCAACTTGCCCGTCTAGGCTCTAGCCGTGCCAAGAAACGGGCGCTGGTCATTGAAGATAGCCTAGAAAAGTTGGCTACTCTGTATCTGAAGTGTATGCAGACGTATGACAACACCCATTTCAAAGATGTAAAGGGTACGCCGTTCATTGCGGAGCAGTTCACCAAGGATTTTGTGGTCAAAGTAGATGCACACAGCAATTCGCCCATCTTTATGGAAGATTTGCGCCAGTTGGCCTTCAATTTGTTCAAAGCACAGGTCATTGACAAAGAATCCCTGCTTGACTTACTTGAGCCACCAATGAAACAATTGCTCAAGGATAGATTGAAGGTGATGGAGGAAAAGGCAGCGCAAAAAGCCGCCCAGCAGCCCCCACCCAAAGAAAAAGCACCCCCAAAGGAGTAATGATGGCTAGAGCAAATTACGTCACTCAACAAATAGATAGAGAAGAATCCGCAAGAGAGCGTTATGATTCCAACAGAAGCGAGGCTAATAAAAAAGCGTTGCAAGAGGAATATGACCGCACAACAAGAGCAATGGAAAATTTAAAAAAATCTGGTTCTGGTCGTGGAACTTCCAAAGCAGCCGACTACAAGCGTAAGGCTCGGAGAGATTAATGGCTACAAGTGGAACACCCAAGAGCGGCGTTGTACAACCCAGAGCAGACCAGCCCCGGGTGGGAACCCCCAACTTGCAGAAGCGAGAAGGAAGTCCTAGCTTGACATACCGTCAGGTTGGGTATAAAAATAGTGGCGGTCGTAGTCAGAGGGACTACGCTCGCAGTTAATTAACTGGAGTAAAGTATGTACAAAGCAACTAAGCGCGGTCGGAAGACTCGTCGGTAAGGTTCCGTCAGGAAAGGGTATGGCTGCTTCCCCTGTAAAGTAAGTGGCCGCCTTGATGAAGGAGCGCATTATGCGTAAAGGTCGTAAAGGACGTAAGTCTCGCAAGTAATCAGGGGTTAAACCCTGATTGCCTAGAGCAGCACATCATTGGCGGTTGGATGATAAATAACCGCCACTATTGACAAAGCGTTTGTATGTGGTACAAACGCGACAAAGGAGTTAGTTATGAGTGTGCCAGAAGAGAAGTTGAGAGAGCTAATGCGCGGCAGTCGTTCTGCTGGCGCTGCTATGCCAACCCCTGCTGGTGCTGACGCTCCCCTTCCTGGTGCAATGTCGGATGCGGAAACCCCGCCGATGTCTGCCCCCATGTCTACCCCCGAACCAAAGATGGGTAGCAAAGAAGGTGCACTGATTAACATTGGCATGGCAATGGACTTGCTAGAGCAGTCGTTGCCCGCTCTTGGGTCAGAATCCCAAGAAGGCCAAAAAGCATTGGCAGCTATCCGGCAACTGTCGGGATTGATAGGGCCGCGCAAAAACAAGACCAACGAATTGCAGCAGTCTGAGATTCTTCAGATGCTTCAAACTCTTCCTCAAGCTGGTGGCGCATCGCCTGAGGCGAAGGCTATGTCTGCTGCGCCGATTCCAGGTATGCCGCCCGCTGGCGGCGGTATGCCACCCCCTTCTCCCCCACCTATGTAAGGAAACATCATGGACTTGTTCAAACCCCGTGGCGCAGCGGCTCCCCGCAAACCCACTGACAACAATCAACAAAATGGCGTTGTAACCAACACCCCCCGTTTTGCTCAACTCGGCGGTCTGTCTAGCCCGTCCAAGCTGGGTGGAAAAATGGGCATGGCTGTCCAAAAGCCTGGTGACGGTAAGCGCGTAATCTAAGACATTAAGAGGGTAACAATATGTCGCTTGAAAACATTTCTCTTGAGGCTCGTGATGAGTTAGCCGCTCTGTCCCAGATGCTGGCTGAAAATCCCGAGACTCGCAAAGACTTTCTCCGCATGACCAAGAAGGTCAAGCCGGACTTGCCAATCCCCGAACTCGACATGGAAGACTACACCCGCAATGCTGTGGGCAAGTCTGAACAGCGCGTTCAACAGTTGGAAGCAAAGCTGCGGGAGCGTGACGCTGTGGAAGAACTCCAGAAACGTCGCCAGGGTCTGATGAAGAAAGGACTGATTCAGTCCGAGAGCGAGATTGAAGAAGTAGAAAAAATCATGCTTGACAAGAAAATCCACGACCATGAGACTGCGGCGCAGTACCATGCTTGGATGAAGCAAGCAGCAGTTCCTACTTCTTCTGGCTACAACCCTTCACCCGTGAAGCAGTTTGATTTGAACCGTTACTGGAAGAATCCGGCTGGTGCTGCGCGGAATGAAGCAATGAATGCGTTGAACGATTTGCGTCGGCCTAATCGTCCAATCGGTTTGTAAAAGAGGGTATTCTTTTGTTCATCTGTTCGTAAGGAGGCCTTATGGCTATTGGCGGCGGCATCCTACCAGCTACAGGGTCATCTCAGTTTACTGAACTGACTTACGTAACTCGTAGAGCCTTTATCCCTAAGCTGGTTGTCCAGCTTTACAACTCGACCCCGCTGCTTGCGGCCCTGATTAGCAATAGTCAGCAAGCCTCCGGCGGTGTTTCTTCTGTAACCGTTCCTGTCCAAGGCGCACAGTTTGTGAATGCTCAATGGTCTGACTACAGCGGCTCTTTTGCCCAACCGTCAGTCCAGCAAGGTGCTTACAACGCTGAGTTCGACCTGAAACTGATGATTTCTCCCGTGCCGTTCCTCGGTATGGAAGGCGCAGTTCAGCAAGACGCTGCCATCATCCCCTTGATTGAAGCTCGCATGAACGATGCGACTAACGTCATGATGGATGCAATGGCTACCGCTTTGTACACCAACACTTCCAACACACAGCAGTTTATTGGTCTTCCCGCCGCTGTTGCCAACTCTGGCACATACGGCAACATTGACCGTGCTACTTACACTTGGTGGAAGTCCTCACAGTATGCCGCTGGCTCTGTGAACCCAACTCGTCAAAACATCCTGCAATACATTTCTGGTACTGTGAAGAACGGTGCTGAGATGCCTTCATTCGGTGTTTGCGGTTTTGGTACTTGGACACTGTTGGCTCAAGACTTTGTTGGTCAAGAGCAATATGTCATCACCCCTGGCGCTGGTTTTGACGGCGACACAAATGGCCCTCAAGCAGCTTTCCGTGCTTTGATGGTTGCTGGCGTTCCTATCTATCCAGACCCCTACTGCCCAGAAGGTACTGTGTACTTCCTGAACACCAACTACTTGTCTCTGTACATCCATGAGCAAGGTTCGTTTGTGTTTACAGGCTTTGAGTCCACACTCCCCAACTGGCAAATTGGTTATGTCGGTGCGGTTTTGATGATTGCCGAATTGGTGAACGTCAAGCCCAAAGCCATGACCAAGGTGACGGGTTACAACTACCTTTCACTGTAAGGAGAAAAAGACATGGCTTTAGCAATGAACAAAA